TATAAAAAGCACTAGTAATATTGACACCTCCACCCCATGCAACACTGTTACTAAAATAAAGCTGTTTCATCATACATTGTGCTACTGTAACAGTTCCACCACTGCTAGTATAAACTTGTGCTGAATTTGTTGTATTCTGTGCAGCTGCCATCGTAATGAGTCCCGTTGTTCCATTGATGCCTAATCGTTGGGTGCCGTTTGTTTGGAAGCTAAGACCCGAGCCATTTTCACCCTGAATATATAATTGGGATGTATCAGCATATCCTATATAGCCTCGTCGTGTTGTTCCTGCTGCTCTGAACTCAATATAACCTGTGTTTGTTGCGTTTCCAGGTTGTATAAAAACATACCCATTGCTTGTTGTATCACCTCCTACACTAGTAAGGACATAATCACCGTTAATTACGCCCGCTACATCCAGTAAATATCCTGTGGTTCTTGTCGTTCCGTTCTTATTCAGACGAAGACCACCAGTTCCACTGTTATAATCCAATGCCATATCCACTGAGTTCGCAGTAGTTGGTTGGGACTTCCACGAATGATACGCCGCCTGTGATGCGATATTATAAAATGTCGTTCCTGACCCGTTTGATGCCTGCTGACATGCAATCGTTGCCGTCAAGTTTCCAGCGTTGAACCCAATGCTATATCCCTTTGGATAGGCAGTCGCTGCGGAAACATCACCTACTACGAAGTTCTCAATGGTTGTCGCATTACCTGCTCCATTGGGTGCGGTAGAGCTTTGTAGAGCGAATCCAGCAAAAGAGGGAGTGGTTGTATTGAGAGCAAGAGCGCTCCCTGTGCTGTAAAGGTTGCTTCTCAAGACATTCGCCACCACGGAAAGGGTCGTCCAGGTAAAGGTTGGTGTTGCTCCAAGTGGGACATAGTAGATGTAGATATAGATGTTGCCGTTCGCACCCTGTGGATAAGTGAATGATACTTGAGAAGTTCCACCAAGGGATGCGAAGGTAGATCCGATGGTGGTTCCCAATGGACTCTGAACGGTGATCTGGATGGGTGTCTTAACATTTGACCAGTTGGTATTGACCATCGTGAGGGTGTAGTTGATTCCACCGATCCAGTTGGACAGAATGCGCATACGCCACTCGATGGTCGTGCTATTCGCCAAGGCGGTATAGGTTCCAGAGGAACTGCTAATTGTGGTAGGGGAAACAGCAAGAACACTTGCCGATGTTACTCCTGAATCCACGGTTGTCGTTTGGAATCGAGTATTGCCAAGGGAGAATGAGTTGCCTCCATGTGTCATTGTTGCCTCATTCTGCGTCAAGGTGAGCATATTGGGAACGGTGGGACTGTAAAGGGCAAGCGTGGGATTCGCCAGGGAACCAGAGGAACGGATGGCGAATGTGGTATTGGAGGCACAACCGAAGACGACTGCACTATCGGTGGAAGTCGCCGAATAGACCGCTAAGGCAGATCCTGATCCACCACCTGGAAGGGAATCCGTCGTGTTGTAGACCGTTAGACTGCCCTGGGCGGTTGCAGTGTTCAGTGTGACACGATTATTGAACTGGTTGGTACCCGTCCAGGTGTTATTGAGCGGAAGGAGATTCGTTGCGGTGGGAACAGCAAACGAAACCACACCACCTGTTCCATTGACGCCCAATGCATACGTAGGCGTTGCTGATGGAACTTGTGTGATATTCATTGTGGAAACTGTTAGACCTGTGGTCTTGCTCATTCGCAAACGCATAGCGCCCGCATTGTCTTGAACTTCATACTCGCCGCTTCCATTGAGGGTTGTTCCCCATTGCTGACCTGTTCCATAGGCGAGATATTGGGTTCCTGTTAATTGTGAATCCACTGAATAGACTGTGTTTCCAGCATAGACGTGGCGTTGTGCATTCACGTCGCCTCCACTTGTGATTTTCACTTTTTGGAGAGAGGTGAGATCAATAAACTCTAACTCATTGGATCCATTCACTGCGATAGAGTAATCATCATTCGTGATACTGGACGTGATACGAAGTGATGCGATATTAGTCAATGTATTGAACGTGTTTGATCCCGTCCATGTATTCGTTTGTCCCACACCTCCTGCCTGGCTCGTGAGTCCTGTGATGAAGGAGAGCTGTCCTGCGTTGATGGTGGTACTCATCACGCTATTCCCATCCGTGCAGACGACCTTGCCCGCATAGGCTGTTCCAGGGCTGGAGAACTGGAAGTTCTTGGCTCCCACGACACCACCTGTGAAGTACATGGAGTTCCCACTTGTTGTTTCGGTTGTCACCAATCCACCCAGGGTACTCATGTTGCCCATTGTAGAAATGGTATAAGTAGTAAATGATTCACTGTTGGTGGCAGAGTTAGGGATGCTGAGGGCTTGACCTGAGAGAGTCCCAAGGGTTGTTAGATTATAGTATCCCAAATCAGTGTTGCTTGTATTCCCTGCATATTTCACATAAAGTGTGGGGTCAATGGCTCCACCATTAGTATAAACAGTAGTAAGTCCATCAAGGGTATTCACCACTAAATTGTTATTGATGAGTCCGTTTGCGGATGCCATTTCTTTCTATCTATTAGATATATGGAAATTGTTAAACGCTACGATCTCTACCTCAACAGCCGTCAAGCCACGATTGGTGGAAATAGCAACAATTGTACGTTCAACATCAATCCGGCTATTACATTAACGAATCGAGCGAATCGTTTCTTGGTATCCATTCCATTCATGGAAGTTCCTTATTCGTTTAACCAGCTCTCATCGGTATATAATACCCTTGCTTTTACATTTACTGATACGACCGGAACATTTAATAGTACCCTTACGATTGCCGTAGGGAACTACAATATCACGAATGCGATTACCGCTTTCTTGAATGCCATTAATAAATCCATTTTGGTTCAACGGGTCGGATGGTCATCCAGTGCTATCTCTTTGACCTATAATGCCAATACGAACTATTGCCTCTTCTTGATTACAGGAACGACCGCCACCATCACTCTAAAATTCAGCTCCAACTATGTCATGGCATTGATGTTTGGGTTCCCTCAGGTAGACCAGACATTCTCTAATACGGTCTTCTTGTCTTCTACGAATAAAGTCCTGGTCAATCCAGTGAATGCCATCTTTCTTCGTTCGGATTCATTGAAGTTTGGTACATCTTTTGAAGCAGTGGTATCTTCCTATAGCCAGGCAGACATCCTTGCCAGAGTGCCTGTGCCGACTCTTCCGAACTCATGGATTTATTATCGTTCCGAGCATCGTCAGTTGCTCAGTAATTCTGAGATCGCATCACTTAACTTCTACTGGTCAGACAATCTGAATGAAGCCTACTTTCTGGATTTGTGCGGGCTTCCTTACGGACTACAAATTACCTTTGAAGAAATCCAGATCAAACCGAACAACGCAGGACAAGATAAGATTGATATGCCTACGGTTGCCATCCCTAAACAATTACTTCAGGAGCGAGATAATGTATTGGAAGAACTCATTGCTGAGAAGGTGAAGTTGGAAAAAGAGATTGCCGATGCGAAAGAGCGAAAGAAGCAAAAAGAAATAGAGTCCTCTAATAGAAATGCTACTACCAGTCCATCGCCCAGTCCGTAGAGATTACGATAAGAAATATGTAGAGATGGGTCATTACGCCGTGGGAACTGCCAGTTTGATTGCGAATTCGTCGCTGGATAAGAGAATCAACACTGATCTATGGGCTTCCTCTGCCCAAAAGCCAATGCTCTACTATGCTGTCGGCGGTCAGATTGAGGAGCACGATATGGGAGCGGGTCATCGCCGATCATTGGATGAACTACGGAAGCTTGACTACGCCAATTATGTGAAGCGTTGAGTATTTTTTTTGTGGCGTCTGAGTATAGAATGTCATCCGCTGCTCACTTTACAGGCGCTGTTTCAGAAGTCCATGGATACCAAACTCAAGAGATCCCCTCCTCGCTGAAGTCGAATAACTCCGCTCAGTCCATCCGAGCGAACAACCGTCACTTCCAGTTGGCGACTGCCTCTTCCAACTCGCAAACGTCCGGCGGTGTTTTGCTCTGGCAGATACCCCCGACCAACGGTGCGATCGGTCGTGAAACCATGTACATTCGTTGCCGCATTACTGCTACTTGCGCTGCCGTCCCCACCTATGCTGATGCCGCACACGGTCTTTCTTTTAAAGGTCCAGGTGCTCTTGTTTCTGGTGTCAAGTCGGATGGAACAACCACGGGTGGCGCTTTCATCCCAGCTCTTTCCAACGCTTATTCATGGATTCAGCGTCTGACCTTATACGGTACCGGGTCTGCTGTGGTTGATCAGATGAACTATGTAAACAGCACTATGGATATGCTCCTTGCTCACAACAGCAATGCTAACTGGTTGACAAACGAGGCACAGGCAACTCTCGGTATTGCTCGTCCATGGGATCAGCTTGGCGCTGGTCCCAATGCCTATATCGATGTCTGCCTCCCTCTCCCACTGTCGTGCTTTAACAATAGCGCCATCGATTTTCCGCTCTATTTATGTCGCAACCCAATGACACTCCAACTCGATATTTCTTCCCTTGCTCGTGGTATCACTTCAGGTGCGACTACTGGTGCTTCGGAGTTCACTGTCAGCAACGCCTATCTCTGCTACGAAGTACTTGAGGTACCCCATAGCCTCATTGAGGCGGAGCGCTCAGCGGTTCAGGGTGGTCACCCCTTCATCATGCCTCTCCAGTCGTGGTTGAACGTCCAGGTGCCCGAAACCGTTCTCTCCTCGTACACCCTGGGTCTAAACGCCAGTTCGCTCCGCTCAGCGTATGTGAGCATTATGAATAACACTGCCTATGCTCTTGCTACGCAGATTCAGTATGTCCGTGACTTCTCAGATGCTTCTACTGGATGGGGTTCGGGTGTCAATGCTCAGCTCTTCTTGGATGGCAATGTCAAGAACTCGTCCATCTTTGATAACCCCGTCCAGCAGTTCATCCAGCTCAAGCAGGCTCTTCACAACAACGTCCAGTCGTCGGTCGTGATGCCTTCCGTTTCCACCTTCGCTGGTTATCTGCTTAACTTTTTTGCTCTTGGTTTCGACACAACTTCATTTGATGATGAAGCAACAATCTTCGGTGGCTCACCCGTGAGCAACTTGAACATCCAGCTCACTGGTCTTAACTCCAACGGCTACATCTGTAATGTGATGTGCCTTTATGATACATTGCTGGCGTTCCAATCCGATGGTATCATGGAAGTAAAACGCTAAAGGAGAACGTCCTATGAACTTTTTTATGTTATTTAACTTAAGACCACAATGTGCTCTAAAGTGAAATAAAACGAATATTGCTTATGACGCAAAGGAGATACGCTTGTCTTCCAGGGGCTGAATGTCCAGTGTAAGGATCATCGCAATGAATCCAGACGCCGACCAGGTCGCACCAGTGTTTGTCGTGCGATTGCTATTGAACTGTTTAACAGTCAGTGTGAGATCAATATCTCCTGCAATGGCGTCAATGCGAAATTCCAGTTCACCATCAATCCACGGCTGGGTATGTTCCGTGCGATTGATAAATAACAGGTTTTGACGAGATTGTGCGGGGAAGACGAACTTAGAAGACTTGAGATTGATGACGGTGAAGTTGGAGGCATCCACCGCAGCCGCCAAGTTGTCCGCCCATGTGAAGCCTACCACTTTACAGGCATATGGTCCTCCATACAAGTTGATGTCTTGAGTGATGGTGATTTCGGTGAGCGAAGTAGATGCCGAGTAGGCTGAGATGTCATCCCAATACACAGGGAACTGGTAGAGCATTATATTTAGTCCGTAGATAATTATTCTTCATCTGAATCACTTGTCATCTCGATGCGTGTCATTTTGCGGAAGAATGTGGGGTGAGCTTTGCTCACCACATTGATAGTGAGGAAAGGATGGTCGCTCTCATCTTGAAAGGCTACATCAAAGACTTCTTGTGGTACATCCCAATCTTCGCACATCGCCTCTTTCTCCTTCTTGACGACTGGGAACGTATAAATAATATCTGTCTGCTTCCGAACTTGTGCGGGGACACCTTTGTACACTTGGGAAACGATCATTGTACTGAGCGAATAGTGACGAGCATTCATAAAGAGGCTGGTGATGACATTCTTTTTAAATGATCGAGGCAGATCAGCCATGACATCATCCAAGATCAATAAATTGTAGATCGGAGGCAATTTCTTTTTGGTCTTCTTCTCTTTGGCTTTGATCATATCCTGTTCGGCTTTGATCTCATTTAAGATCTTTGTAATGTTCCCTTCATTCAGTTCTTTATAGAATTTACCCTGTCCTTCCAATTCCCTGATTAGTGGAATCATCTTCCCATCGGATACACTCGGTGAGATCATATAGATGTTATGGAAGTATCCTTTGTAGAGCTTGGGACTACTTAAAAGACTTAGGATCAAGCTGCTCTTCCCAGATCTCTTGCTTCCAACGATCATCATCTGTGCTGCTTTGGTGCCCTTGAGGACCGGTGCTGTTTTGTCGATCTCGTCGTGGTCGTGTGCCTTGAACAACTTGGAGAGATCCGTCATTTGCTATAGAGAGAGAAAAGAATCCATTTTTTTCTCTACTGCTTAGTAGAATGCGTTGTCCGATTACAAGAATGGGAGGGAAGCACCTCCTTAAAGAGCGCCTTGTTTCTCGTTTCCCTAAAGGATATGAAGAGATGACCTATGTTGAACCCTTTGTAGGGTCTGGCGCTTTGTTTTATGAGAAAGAGCCAAGCACCAAAGAAGTGATAAATGATCTTGATTCCTTTGTCTATCAGGTTCACAAGGGATTACAACAGTACGGAGAAGAGATTGATGGGACATTGCGCAAGCATTATACCAAACAAGATTTTGAGCATATCCGTGATTCCAAGCCGTCTACCTTGAAGGGTCGTTGCATTCGCAATCTGGTTATGAATCGTATCAGCTTTTCAGGCATGGGTAAGAATTATGCGCCCTCTCGATCTGACCCTGAACTGGATTTTACAAAGTTTGAGGGGCGCTTGAAAGGTGTGATTATCTTGAATCAGGATTACAAAAATGTAGTGCGACGATTTGATAGTAGCAATACATTCTTTTACTTTGACCCTCCCTATGAGGAGTCTACCAGCGGGCATTATAAGCATCATGCCTTTGACTTGGATGCAATGGCACGATTGCTTCATAGCATCAAAGGTAAGTTTATGGTGAGTATGAATGATTCACCCAATGTGCGCCGTGTCTTTAAAGGATTCCATATTGGAACGATTCAGACGAAATACACGATGGGTGGTAATTTTAAAACAGTGACTGAAGCCATCATCACGAATTATTAGAACTTGTATTCTGGGTATCCAATCGTAATCATCTTCTCCAGTTCTTCATATGCTGTGTGTGAAATCAGATCGGTTGCTCCCCACAGCAGTGGGAGGATGTCTTCATACTTCCGTTTCCAGGCTGTCATCTCCTTATCGATCTTCATTTCCAATGCTTCCATCTTCTTCTTATCATCTTCGTATGTGGGGTGAGTCGCTGGAAAGAAGATGTAGTCTTGCGGACTATCATGCTTGAGCGCACACAGGTAGCGTGATACTTTTGCACCGACCTCCGTCCACTTCTTATCGAAGTATGCCAAGTCCTGCTGGACGCACAAAAATACTTGCTGGGCAGTGCGATTAATCCATCGCTTGCGCTCAGCGCTCACCTTCTCTTCACGCTTCGCCTTATCTTGTTGTTCTTCCTTCTTGATACGACGCAGCTGCGCATTGTGGTCTTTCTTACACTTTCCAAGGCAATGCTTTGCAGCATTGTTCTGGGTCGTGTAGGTATTGTTGCATCCCAGGCAACCCCACAGGGTCTTTGTCACATCATCATCGAAGTCGTCCTTTTCCACCCACTCAATGGGGAAGGGTGCGTTGTACTTGATGAGTTCGTCCATCTGGTCGTCCTTCCACACCCCATACATTGACTTCACATACTCAGGATGCAGTTTGCGCAGATGGTTAAACAAAAAGCGTGCTTGAATCTCTTTCTGGCAGCAGGGGCAGGATTCGGCGACACGGGCTGATGAAACAGTAGATGTGTTAGATTTGGAGTCATCAGAGTCGGTCATTGCGGTGGAGTTGCGGACGTGGTCGTTGAGGGTGTAGGATGCCATTCTTCTATACCCTCTAGAGAGATAATTATTTAGGCTCTGCGACGCACCGTAGTCCGGAGAGTTGGATGGCGGTCGGATGTGCTCCATCGCACCGGAGGATCTGAACCTCCCAAAATCCAAAGACCGGTCTAGTCCGGTCTGAGCCGACTCATTTTTTGCCGTCCTTAACGACTCATTCTGAACCCCCCTATCCATTTTCATATTATAACAAGGTAGAGCCTCTATTTAAATAATTTCTCATTTCTAAATCTATCCTAAAATTAATTTTCAATCTATAGAACTTTTGGAATAAAAAATAAATAAATAAAGGCTCTACATTATTATAATATGGCTACGACTACCACCTTTCAGAAAGAGTCGCTTATTGTAGTAAAAAGTATGCTGGGAGAAGACCGGACTAGACCGGTCTTTGGATTTTGGCGGCTTTTTTGGCATCTCGAGCTGCCTTCATCGATGCTCGCTTCTCTCTGAGCAGTGCCAATGATTGCTCTCGTATTCTCTGATGATATGCTTTTCTATCAGCATAAAGCTCCCTTTGTTGTGCTAATATTCTTTCACGATTTGCGAGATAGTATTCTGATGGCATTCTGTGATCGGATCATAATAAAAAGACAGGGTTGCCCCCGTCAAATTTATTTTTTCAGTTTTCTTTTTATAGTTTATTCCAAGCACTGTTCCATGTCATAGTTCATCGCCTGATCCAGCGTTAATCCTCCCTCTATAAAATACCCATCGTACCATACCTCGAACCATATGTTCTCAGGTGTCCAGTACCATCCAATCATTCCTTTTTGTCCTTCACAGTATTTGTATTCTATTTGTTTGTAGGGAACTCCTTCTGGGCTTTCCATCTCGTGAATCACCTCCCAGTCCTCCATGTTAAATCCTTCCATCGTGTGCGGCTTTGTTTGTGTGCGGCTTCCATTTCAATTTTATTTCTCGTCAAATTTATTTCGGGCTATTTCTGAAAATGCATTAAGGACATTACATTACATATAAAGTGTCCTTATCACAGGGGAAATATAGTACGCTCATTATTTATTTTAAAAACTCCAAATAAAATTTGATTGGAAAAAAAGTTGATATGGAAGACCGCACACGATAATCATGAACGACTACTTTGTGAACCTGATCGAACAATTCCACGCCTCGCTGGTTGAGCAATACACAGATGCGATTGGTGACAGTCGCTCCATCTCCAGAATGATCGAGGACTCCATCTTTGAGCTGGCAATGGAGGAGGCGAATTGCCAGCCTGATGAGGACGACGATAAGATTGCGGAAGCGTTGGCTTCCTATGGACTCCTTGATCTGATGCGAGTGGCACAGCGCCACTCCATGCTCCACAACCTGACGATGTACACTGAATCATCCTTCAACCGAGCACTCCTTGGACTCGCCATCTTTGAGGAAACCAATGTGGAAGAAATAGTCGATGCCATCTTTCATCTTAAGGAAGAGGACAGCGACAATGACGAGGAGGAATCCACGACCGTTCTCTGCGACAAATGCTACACCAATGTGGAACTGAGCGATTGCTATAACAAGGGATTCCATACCAAGGACGTGAGCGAAACCATCTGTATGAAGTGCTATGCGAAATAAGAATAAAACCGAAACAATAAAACAAATAAAAAAAGGAGGCGACTCCGATTTTTATTTTCTGGGTGGCATCCGTCCCATTGATCTCAACTCGGACAATTGAACAGCGGTTCGTTGCTTCTTGGCTTCCTCTAATGAAAGAGGCTTCTTGGAAAGAACTCTGCCGTGAATGGAACGGACTTTGTATCCGTGACCGGTATGAAACAAACTGTATGGCATATACTATAGTATTTTATTTAATATTATAATAGATGACACCCTTGACATTATATCCATCCAAAGTGATGGGAAAGCGTTATACGATTTATGTACCAAGAATGAATCGCATGATTAGGATTGATTTTGGTTCTTCCGAGCATCAGAACTATACTATCCATCACGACCCAGAGCGTAAGCGACTCTACCAAGTCCGACACAAGAACGATCATATTAATGATCCTTATTCTGCAGGGTTCTGGTCGTGGTGGGTGCTATGGAACAAACCGACACTCCAGGAGAGTTTAAAGGAAGCAGTCGCAAAAGCGAAACGCCATTTTATCTGAGGGGTAGTAGATGCTTGCCTGGCTCAAATACTGGTTCTCTAAACCCGAACCTCCCAAGCCTCAGCCTATCACGACGATTGAAGTCCATCCCCGCAATCTCTATCCCTATACTCGTTATACCATGTCACCCCCACGTCTTCTGGAATGGTGGGCACAGGAGCCTGTCCTGGATCCTCTTCCAGCTATTCCAGAAGAGAAGCATAAAGGGGAAGTCTAAAATTTGACGCCACGGGATGCCAGGACTTGGGCATAGAAGGGGTTGCTCGCCAAAACCGAGTTCAATTTAGAGAGCTTCTCTACCTTCTGATCCACTACATCATCCTCCACATCCAATGCTGGTTTCCGTGCTTGAAATGATTTTGTCTTTGGTGCTGGCTCTGGCTCCTCTTCTGGTTCCTCTGGTTCTTCTACTATCTTGGCTCGGCGAGGGCGGGCGACCTTTACAGGGGGCTTGACGATAATGGCTTCCTTTGATTTATCCTTGCGCAGATCTAATAGCTTTCGAGCAGACTCCTTTTGTTTCTCAGTACGCTCCTTCTTCTCCTTATTCTCTAACTGCCTCATTTGTTTTTTAGTAAGAGTGATGTTTGCCAGCTGCTCGGGAGTGACTGCGATTTGCTCTTTTGCCTTATAGGAGTCACATCGTATCTTACGTTCCCGCTTCTCCATCTTCTCATACTCCCTTACCATGTCATTTACCTCATTAAGGGTAAGCTCTTTAGTGGCTTTTTCAATGACCTCCTGGTCATCCCGGTCGGAATCGCTTGAATCGCTTGATAGGTCTGACATTCTCTATAAATATCGGAGAAAAATAATTCATAGAAAAATAATCTTTTCCGTATATAGATGAAGACCCCTCTCAAGGAAATTATGAAATACCCCACATGTGACAAGAGCCGGGATGAGCTGATTGCGATTTTTAATAGTCTGAAAACGAGCAGCAATGACGATCGGTTTCATTATATTAGGTGCTGGAATGGGACATTGGAAGAAGAGCCTATTGTATTAACGGCAGGGCTTCGAGCGGAGGAGTCCGCTCCGCTTTCCGACGACTCCTCCGACACTAAAGTGTCGCTTCCCGCCAGTAGCGAGTTGAAGGAGGCGGTTCAAGACTGAGCCAATATCCGTAATGGCTTTTGCTTTGTCTACCAAGTCATTCTCTTTCGCATACTCTTCTACATTCTGTTTGACGAAATGGGCAATCTCCCCTGTCATCAAATGGTTGCGAGTTAGCAGTTTCATTACCATCGCCTGACAGTTCGCACCGAAAGCATTGTATTGACGATAGAAGTTCTGTTCATCGCCCTTAGAACCTTTCTCCATAAATTCACTAATGGTGATGTCTTTGCCCTCCATGCTGACAGGCATATCCTCTTCACCATCCGCTTTAGAGTAAGGGATAATATTAAAGAGTTCATTCTTCTCTATGCGATGCTTACCGTTAATCACGAGGAACAAATGAAAGAATGTATCATAGCCCAACTTCTTCTTGACCTGTCCATACTTTCCACCTGACATAAGGTCAAGCGCTAAGTCCAGCGTCTTACTGATAGGTGCACGACCAACGGTAAGGGATGTAATCTTATCGTGTCCATGCGCTTTTAGAAAGGCAACGACTTGTGGTGGAACAGCAGAACCAGTCCACCAATCAATCACTTTATGAATGGCTTCGCTGGCGCTACTCAGATCTTCAGCACCCGTATCGTATGGTTTGTGGTCACGACGCATCAATGTGTCACGTCTTGGAATCATTCTATTAATCAAAAGATAAAGTAAAGCGATCGATACTTTCATCTTTTAACCTTTGTTGTTCTAATGCTCTTTCGTGAGCCTCTATAAAGTATCGTCTTTGCTGTAAGAAAAACTTATACTTAAAGTAATATGTTCGCTGATACATTCTGCGTCGTTTTGTGGCTGTATCCATACTTTTCTATATACAAATAGTAAAGATTATTAAAATAACAGTTAAAAAACATATCCGGACAGTCTAAACAAAACAAATAAAAGCTTTTATTTGTTTATTTAGGCTCTTTCCGATACAGAAAAGTCTGATTATTTCTATTTTTTAGATTTTCCGGCTATAGAAAAGTATGTTTTCTGTAGAATTCTTTTCTAACACCTCAATATAATAGAATGTCATTTGGTACTCGCTTCGGTAATCCACTTAGTAGAATGATGTCATCTGCTCCGGCAATCATAGAAGAACAAAGAGCAACGGGCGTCGAGCGTGGCGTTGATATAATTGGCATGAATGGAACTACCGGCACTGCTGTTGCTCCCGATGTTGATTCAGATGACGAAAAGATACCAGATGTTCCTTTGACATTCGATCAAGAAACAAACCTTCTGGTACGAATGAACGAACAGCAAAGCAAGACCATCGGTGAACTCCAGGCACGCATCGCACAACTGGAAAAGGAATTGGTAGAAAAGCCAGTCCCTCCGATCTGCTACATCAAATGCTCACACTGTATGGAACAAGACGCTCAATAAACGAATTATTCATATCCGTATTTTTTTATATCTGTCTAATCAGAATGAAAGAGAACGAACTGAAGGATTTGGAAACCCTCATTAAACATTGCCGTCCACATCTGAGTGACGGTAGTGTCAAGACGTACCGCAACGTCATCAAGAACTTGTATGAGGATGTATTCGGACGAGAAACGCCCTTCAACCACAAGCTCCTCTTCGCCGATCACGTCAAGGTCTTGGCTCATCTGAATGGTATTAAGTTTAATGTTCGCAAGACAATTCTCTCCGCTGTCATCTGTATCTCTAAAGATGAAAAACCCGCCATCGTCGAGATGTTCCATAAACAAATGATGGACGATGCTCAGAAATACAATTCACGGGAGAAAGAGAATAAGATGACCGAAACCCAAAAGGAGAATTGGATGTCATGGGCGGACATCTTGAAGGCATTTGAGAAGTTAAAAGAAAAGGTCGCATGGGTTCTCAAAGCAGAAACAGCCGACCGTGAAAACCTCCTGGAACTTCAAAAGTATGTTCTCCTCGCATGCTATGTCCTGATTCCGCCACGCCGAGCAAAGGATTTCACCGAGATGATGACCAAGGACTATGTTGCGGATAAGAGCAACTACTATGTAAAAGGGACATTCCACTTTAATGACTACAAGACCGCAAAGGTATATGGTCATCAGCAAATCAAGACCCCTAAAACACTTGAAGCGCTACTCAATAAATGGATCAAGAAGAACCCTGGTGAATATCTGTTCTCAGATTACTCAGGTAAAAAGCTGACCAGTGCCAGCGTTTCTAAAATCCTCAATTCCATCTTTAAAAAGAATGTGAGCGTCAATATGCTACGCCATGCCTACATCACCGACATCGCAGGTCCAGAGATTGAAAAGCTACAAGAGCTGGCATCTGGTATGGGGCAAAGTACCGCACAACAGAAGCTTTATGTCAAGAAAGAAGATAAAGAGGATTAACCATGGAATCTTTTCCAGATGGCTTGGATCTTATCATCCTTCTTTTTACCAAAGTGATGAATACCTTCCATCGCAATATAACGGTCTACTAAGGATGATGGTACACTAACATCATTGTATCTCTTACCAAACCATAAAATATCACGAAACTGTGAATAATCTAATTGACTGAGTTCTCCCATGAACTCATTTAATTCTTCCTTATTCATTTTAGAGGGAACTTTTTCTGCCTTCGGCATCACCACAGCAGGCTCTGCAGCTGATTCATATGGCTTAGATGGTTCGGATACATCCTCAATCACGATTTCGCTTTTTGGTGACAATTTCTCATGAACTACTTTATCTCTTGATGAATTAGCAAAAGAATCTTCGTCCACCATATACTCTGAAAAGAATCGCTTATTGTGTTGTTCCAATCGCTCCACTTTATCATTCAGTTTATCATACGAAATCAATCTCTTCTCTAACGCATTCTCTTTCGTGAGTTCTTGTTTTGCCTGCTCAATCGTCAATGTAGGACGAGGTTCAAATCCCATGGGAGTATTTGCTACAAAGGGACGAATCAGGTTGTAATTGGGATTGACCACCATCGCAGGATGAAGGGGAGGAGGTGGGGGAATCAATCCAGAGGCACGGCTCGTAATAATCTTTGAATGAGCCGCCCCTCGTCCTCCTCGCTTGCGACGCACCCCTTGTCGATGCGCAATCACATTCTTGATATTGACAGTAACATTGGTCGTTCCCTTCGCATGTGATGTGCCACCCGCTTTCTCATCAGGATCGGGTTTGTATTGCCCAGGAGTTGCCTTCGCAATCTTGCGCAATTCCGCCAACTTCGCAGGTGTCAAAGGCAATTCAATCCCTTTCGCTTTCATCATCTTCTTTACCGTTTCCGTATAGACACAAGGAATGATAATCTCATGACTATGTGCCGTGATCGGGACGGGTTTAGAATCCTTTAACGCAAGTAATCCTTTTTTTGTCACGTTCTTGTCCATCTACTGATAATACAATATATTATTCGTAGAATTACTTCTTCTCTTCACGTTTCTTCTTGTTCATCGCAACAAGCTTAGCAATGGCTGCTTTCTGTGCCTCTGAACGTGGTTTCTTCACTTTTGGAACAGCACCTCCAACCGCCTTAGAAATAACGGGTGTGGCGGTGTCCTTGACGGGCATTAGCATCGCCTCATGCTTCTTCCCCATATGAACCATACCGCCTACTGCCTTCGCTTGTTCTTTGGCTTCTTTGACTTCCTCTTTAATCATTTCCACTGTCAGACCCGCCTTCTGAGCCTCCTTGGGGAACTCCTTCACCAGACTGACCAACTGTGCTGGAGTCTTGATCTCTTTGACTTTACGATCCTCAGGGATCGTAACACCGGGCGTACCGATGTCGTATGATCCCTTCGCAAATTTTGAATTTACGTATGTGGCAAGAGGTCCTCCAATCACTGGAACCATGGCGCCCGCAGCGCTAATTGTTGATTTGGCTACGAATTTCGCAAATGAAGTCACTGCGCCACCCATCGTGTTCTATACCTACAGGAAAGATTATTTATCCGAGAACGGCGAGGACCGCAGCCACTGCCATCGGGGAAACATTAAAAGGAGCCATTGCAGAAGTAATCACAAATGTCTTGAACAGACTATAAACATAATTGGATACCCACCGTTTCACTTTGTGAAGCATCCCACTAATAGCCGTAAAAAAGATTTCAGAAGAGATGGTGATACCAGCTTGGGGTTCAAGAGTTGAGCGTCGAAGTCATCCTTGTTGACACAACGACCAGGAATGCTGGTGAGGACATTGCCTGGAACCTGACCGATGATGTCCTCGGCTTTCTGGAGCCAGGTGGTGTAATGAACCACATTGTATTTCGAGAGATCCTCCTTCGCAAGGGACAGGCGGGCAGACTTCAGACGAACATCGACGACTCGGTAGTCGCATGGGGCGAGGGTGGCGAACGGGATGTTGACCTGGGTTTCTTTCCAGATCGCCACCTTGCCGAACTCTTGGAAGACTGCAAGATCTTCGGGAGCAAGATCTTTCGAGATAAGAATGAGAGAGGGAGCGCCCGCTTTGACTTCAACGGGATCGCCATTCACAGCAATCGCAACATCATCAGCAACAACATCTACAACGGGTTTGATGACCGGTGGCAATGGTGGAGGAGCAGATACGGACATTTATAACTATGGGGAAGGATTTAATTTAGCGAGTGTTTCTTTGAGCCATTTGACCTGCTCCTGGAGAGAGTCAATCTGCTGCTGCTTCAGATCTACTGTGTTCTGCTTGTCAATCAGCTTTTGAATAGCATCATTTTGTTTTGTTGTAAATTCTTCTGCTGCCTTCTTATCTGCTTCTAACATTTCAGTAAAGTTTTTAAAACCTCGTTGTTCTGCTTGAATTACTAATTCAGGTTGTCTAAAATTTCCGTTTTCATCTAATTGCGATTTATCGCAGTATAAATGCTCTTGTCCTTTAAAATCTTCATTAATAATATGAATAATCGGCTTTATTAAATGTCTTGTTTCATCCGTATCTAAATGTTTTTGTTCGTCTATGTATTTTTGGAAAGGGTAGGGTTGATTATCAGTCATTATATTAGTAGTGTAGAAATTATTTATCATTAAAATCCAGCCACAGGGAGAAATTGAACATTCAATGTTAATTGATCATTACTATCAGTTACGAATTGACTTGAGGAGGCAAAAAACACATCATACCAACCAAGATAGGGAAGTAGTGATGAATCAAATATTTGGTCTAATGAAACAGTTACGTGATTACTTGCGTTATTCGTAAATGTGTTTATATATTGATATGTATATGTCCCATTTGATTGACTATAAAAACGAAGATAAACTTGACCCATTGAGCCGAAAGTCCAATATCCCGAATACTTGCCTGAAATACGAATAGGGCACGAAGTGCTGTATCTATAAAAAGCACTAGTAATAT